TTCCCAACAAAAGTTCTTGGTCGCAAGGAGGATCGATCGGATTGTATGTCAGGATGACCCGTACGGTCTCCGCGATGAGCAAGTGACGTGGAACACCCTTCAGCACTGTACCGGCCTTATGGTGGAACAATCCGTGGCAATAATGGCATAACCAGCAAGTGTCTTCGAGCTGGGCGTCCTCTAGGGGGTTGGTATAGACCATGTGGTGTAGGTCGATGTCGTCGGTTGCCAAACACGCCACGCATTGAACAACATCCATCTGAGCTTTGAAGAATTTCATCGCCGCCCAGTGATCGCTCGCGAGATATTCCTGATATCGGCGCTTAGGGTTCATTAACAAAAGCCTCCTTAGAGAAGTATTCATTTACGGAAGTATTTGTACTTAAGGAAGAAGAAGACAAAGACGAAGAAGCAAGTGCAGAAGCAAATGCAGTGTTGCCTTGTGGTTGATTGGTTGGTTCAACCACCCTTGCTAGTTTTCTTGACTCCGCGCCCTTTTTACCCCCGGCTGACGACTTCTCCCGCCACTCGGCTTGCTTCCGGCGCTCAGCCTCAAGCCTTTTATGAATCAACCTGTCGGGATTGTCATCGCAAGTCTGAAAGCACTCCATAACCACCGCTAGTAGGGTGAATGAAGCACCCTTACATAGTCTGGATAGCTTTTCGTGATCACATGGGATGCTGCCCTCGCGCCAACAGAACGCCATTAGGCGTATGTAACATCCCTCTTCCTCAAGAGACATCAACTGTACTTTTTCGTCGGCAAGGTATTCAGCAGCGTAAAACTGGAAGGCTGGTGCTTTCAACGTGTTCCCCCTTGAAGTGAGGCAGGAGCCAGAGGTCTTCAAGTCCCTCCGGCTCCACTGCAGTTGGGAGCTACCCAACTGTTTGCCAATCGCCTAAGCGATCTTGCATATAGTATAGCATCCGCGTATATTGTTCATGGAACCCGGCGTGCATCGGAACCCTGCCTCCAAGCACAGCACAAGCCCCTTACGGGGCTTCGCTGTTGGTGGGTGCCTCGACTTTCTCCTCGACGAACACAAACCGCTCCGCAACTCCCTTGGCAAACTCGAATGCTGCCACGCGCTCCTCACACTTTGAGCTTCCGTCATTCGGGAACTCCGATAGATTGCTCTCGCGTACGCCAATCTTCTCCCATTCGGTTAGGTCGTAGAATAGGCAACCCATCTTAACCCATCGTGTACCGTCGGCGAATAGAATAGACCACACCTGATACTCGTACAGTCCGGTGAATACGCGAAGCGCTTGGATTTTCTTTCCGCGCAGGTCGGCTCCGCGCAGGTCGGCTCCGTACAGGTTGGCTCCGCGCAGGTTGGCTCCGCGCAGGTTGGCTCCGCGCAGGTCGGCTCGTTTAGAGACCGCTTCAACAACCGCATCTTTGAGGATCGTTGCGGCAGACGTGAACAAGACAGTGCCGATTGCGTTCAAAATATCCATTTTTTTTCAGCCTCCAGGCTGTTGTGCTGCGGTTAGAGTGATGGAGATTCAAGATCAGATATTTCTTTGAGCATCGCCTCGGCAAATGACTTGCACTTGACCAAGGCGTCATTCTCGCGCCGAACGAACACCGCCAGAGTTTCTTCGATGAGCATCTTGGAATGATCCTTCATTACATCAGCCAATACCGCATCGAAGATCTTCGGAGAATCATGGTAGTTCGTTGCGCCGTCACTGGGCTGAAAATGAATCGCGAAATGACCCGATACGCCTGTAATTGCTCCCCGGTGAGGCGCTGTGGCGTTCGATTGCTTGCCGATGAGTGCTGCCCACCTCTGGCATTCTGCTCGATCACGAAGGGCTTGCTGGTATATTTCGTATGGATTCAATTTATCTCCTTTGCTTTCTTGACTTTCTCTTTGGTCCAATTGGGTGAATGACACGTTAGGCTATTCGCAAGGATGGTCGTGCCACTGGCCGTTCCGTGAACATCAGGAATCGTTTACGACACCACAACATGCGCCGAGCTTTTGTCCAGTGGGGCGCAGACTCTATTCGCCATGTAATCGTGCGAGATCATGACGCACGTCGAGAAGCAGAGGGTTTTCTAATCAGGAAACACGTTCCTCCGATGAATAGAATGGGAGTAGGAATGTGGAAGATTACTAAAACCTGGGGAGAATATAGCCCTTGGCCTCGATACTGGCGCAACAAAACATATGTGGGCGGACTCATAAACTAATTCGTGGTATGACCGGCTCACTTGCGTTATTAGGCAAATAATCCTTTGCACTCTCAACCCACTGTGCTATAACGAATTGCACCCTGCTTCACTGATGCCGGACACAGGCAACAATGTCGGGCTCCATTTCGGCCAAGGCTTTACCGTCTCTATGGCATCCAACAAGAGAATCCTCAATATCACCCGCAATTACTGGCTCAAGCCCTCTCAAGCCTTCCGAGGCATTGAGAACTGCTCGTGTGTTTGGCTCGAAGAAGGCGTATCGGTGCGCGACCTAAGTCTTGCAGAATCAATTGCAGCCCGTAATGTGCAGGCTAAGGTACGTGAACCTCTCTCAGTAGCTGAGATCCCCGGTATTACCTTCGACCGGGAGACCAACTGGACTCTGGTATCACAGGCTAACCGGTTCGTTGACTCTAAGTCTCAGGCGCAGGCTTGACGTGGCAAAACTGACCCCGAAACAGGAGTTGTTTGTAGCTCACTATCTTGCGAACGGCCTCAATGCAACAAAGGCCGCAGAATCAGCAGGTTACAGCAAGCAGACAGCGTACTCCATCGGTCAAGAAAACCTGACGAAGCCTGAAGTGCAGAAAGCCATTGAAAAGAAACACCTTCCGAGACTCGCAAGGCTTGAGATCACCGCCGAACGAGTCTTGAATGAACTGGCGATGATGGGCTTTGCGAACATGGGAGATTACTTCGCGTTTGACTCCGAAGGAAGGCTCCAAGAGTTTGACTATTCGCAGATGACTCGGGAACAAACCGCTGCGATTCAAGAGATTACGGTCGATACAGCGGGTGGTGTAGGGGACGGAGAGCGCAAGTTGGTCCTACGCACGAAGTTCAAGCTGGCACCGAAGCGTGAGTCCTTGGAGCTGCTAGGCAAGCACTTACGGCTGTTTACGGACAAGTTGGAGGTATCCGGCAGTCTTACCTTGGCAGACACGATTGCCGAGGCTCGGAAGAGGGCTGGGAAGTAGTACAATGTAGTCATGGTGATATCGCTTCGAATACCTGACGAATTGGTGGCCCGGCTGGACGAAGAAGGTGTGAGGCTTCAACGCAGTCGCAATTGGGTTGCGGTGGATTTGATCCGCAGGGGTAGCTCAGAGGAAGAGCAGCGGCCTTCCAGTCCGCAGGTCGAAGGTTCGATTCCTTCCCCCCGCTCCAAAACGCAAGGGCATCACCCGCGCTGCAAATGTTCTCTCTGTGGGGCTAAATGAAGGGCGGCTTGGCAGAGGAAGAACTAGCCCTTGCCCAGGACATCGGGGCTTACTCGCTCGATCCGGTCGGCTTCATGCGGTACAACTTCCCTTGGGAGTCGGAGAAGCTGCCGGCGAGCGGACCTCGAACGTGGCAGAACGACATCAACACGCTGATCCGGGATCACTTCGCAAGCCCTGAGACGCGGCATCAGCCATTGCAGATCGCGGTCGCATCGGGCCACGGCATTGGGAAGGCTCAGAGCCCTCAAGATTATCTGCCTACGCCTGACGGTTTACGCCAAATCTCTACCATGCGTGTGGGAGATTATCTGTTTGGCGAAGATGGATCGCCGGCTTTGATTCGAGCGATGAGGTTTTACGAGTCATGCCCTTTCTATCGAGTTCGCTTTTCTGATGGAACGGCCGTCAATGTTTCATCCGGTCATTTGTGGAAGACGCGGGACAGACAAGCTAGGCGGAACGGAACTGGGTGGAAGGTAGTTTCAACGCTCGATATCGTGAACGCTGGAGTTCTGAGGGCCAACGGAGTTTCTTTGTCTAGGCAATGGGAGATACCTGCCTCTGGCGCAGTTCAATACGCCAAAGCTATGCTACCCGTTGACCCATACACGTATGGCGTGTGGCTCGGAGATGGGACAAAGGATGGCGGAGGCGTAACGAACATCGACCCAGAAGTTTGGGATAACGTGGCGTATCCCCACCGTGGGCAAGGCGTCTGTCGTACCCTATATGGACTAAAGAAACATCTTCGCAAGGCTGGCCTATTTGGTTGCACCACGTATAACGCAAAGGTAGACCGTCGCTACATCGAGTCATCTGAACGCCTAGAGGTTCTTCAAGGATTGCTCGATACGGATGGCTGGGTAGAGCAATGCGGAGGAGCAGCGTTTGCCAGCGCATCCCGTCAGCTCACCAAAGACGTTATCGAACTGGCCAGATCGTTAGGTTTGAGAGCAAGGGCGGAGAGTTTCAAGGCCAATCAATTTGCCGGAAGTTGGCAGACGCATATAACTTGGGACGGCGTAACACAGCTTTTCAAGATTGCTCGAAAGCAAAGCCGTCTGATCGCCGCAGAATCGAGATACACGGCTAAGTGGATTGATTCAATTGAGGAAATAGAGTCGGGTCCAGGCATTTGCTTTGAGGTGGACGGAGGGCTGTATCAAACCTCCGATTTCATTGTGACGCACAACAGTGCCGAGATTGGCATGGTGATTGATTGGGCCATGAGCACCTGCGAGGACTGCAAGGTAGTAGTCACGGCTGGAACTGGTGTACAGCTCTCCACGAAGACAGCCCCGGAAGTGCAGAAGTGGTTTCGGCACGGCATCAATGCACACTGGTGGGACATCAATGCCACGTCGATACGGGTCAAAGACCCTGAGCATCAGGCGATGTGGCGAGCCGACTTTATTACGTGGTCGGTGCAGAAGACGGAAGGTTTCGCAGGACTTCACAATCAGGGCAAGCGAATCGTCATCATCTTCGACGAGGCTAGCTCAATTGACGACATCATCTGGGAAGTGGCTGAGGGAGTTCTAAGCGATGAAGACACGGAAATCATCTGGATCGCGTTCGGAAACCCAACGCGCAACACCGGCGAGTTCTACAAAGCCATCACCGGCGCGAACCGCTGGGTCAAGCGTCAAATCGACTCCCGCACCGTCGAAGGCACCAACAAATCGCTCCTCGACGCCCAAATCAGGGGATGGGGCGAAGACTCCGACAGAGCAAGAGTCAGAATACGCGGAGAATTTCCTCGCGGTGGATCTACGCAATTCATATCCGGCGATCTCGTATCAGCAGCGCGAAAGCGAATCGTCGATGGCTACCAATCAAGCCCTGTCATCCTCGCCGTGGACGTTGCTCGATTCGGAGATAACCGAAGCGTCATATTCAAGCGCCAGGGACGAAAAGCAGAAATATGTGGAGGAAAGCCCAAAGGCGTCTTCTACGGCATGGACACTCAGAAGCTTGGTGGCATGGTTCAGGAAGCAATTGATCGGGAGCGACCGGACGCCGTAGTGATTGACGGAGACGGCATTGGCGGGGCGGTAGTCGATTACCTCGTCGCTCGCCGCTATGACAAGATCATTTGGCCAGACGGACGCAAGATGATCTTATTCGAGTTCCACGGTGGTGCAGCGGCGCAAGACCCGCAAAAGTATTTCAATCGGCGCACAGAGATTTGGGGCGAAGGAAAGGACTGGCTCGAAGGTGGACAGATACCCGATGATCCAGAGATAGACACAGATTTGACGGCACCGGATTACGGATACCACCCTACGAGGAATTGCATAGTGCTTGAGAGCAAAGACGAGATGCGATCGCGGGGAGTGGATTCGCCAGACTTCGGAGATGCGTGGGCGATGACGTTTGCAGTGAAGATTGCGCCGCCGAAACCTAAACCAGTTGCACCGCCAGCGAGAAGGAGTGGATGGGCATGATGAAGAAAATACTTGTCGCGGCTGCGCTATTCCTGCCATTGCAGGCCCACGCAGCTGTCAAAACCATGCAGGTTACCATCGGGGCTGGGAATACCGCCGTTCTGAGCCCAGGCGCTCACCTGAACGCAATTTGGATGCTGTTTCAGAACAATGCAGCCCACGTCATGCGGATCGGAGACGCGAATATCAGCACCACCCGCGGACTCAGCGTTGCGACTCCAGGCGGTGCGTTCTATGTCGGACCCGCAACCGGTGTCGGTCGTGACCTCGGGAGCTGGTATGTCAACGGGACCGCCGGCGATGTGTTGGACATTGTGTACGAGGACGGAGCGAACACGATATGAAGCCGAAGAAGACAATCCCGAAGGATGTGCTGACCAAGGCGCAGGCTACCAAGGTCCGGATCAAGGCGAACAAGATGATGGGCGTCAAGTACGATAAGGACTCCGCAGCGGGGGCGGCAAACTGATGGCGTATCGCTACGTTCCCATTGAAGGAGCGGACTCTTACGCGATTCGCATGGCTTCGTTTCGCGCTCTCGCGGCCACATGCGCTGACGGTCGGCCAACCACCATCCAACTCCAAATGAACGGACTGCTCAAATGATTGTGCATAAGATAGCTTTGGCGATAGTAGGCCCAGCAGTTTTATCCGCTTATTGGCTAGCAGCAAAAGCGATGGTGGTTATTTTTAAGGAATTACGATATCGGAGGAATGGGCGATGGAACTAGACGAGCAACGCCGCGTTGAGAACTTCGCCATCGTCTGTCCGCTCAAGGATATTGAGGACGCGGATATGCTGGCGTTTCTGGCAACGCTGATCCAGGACCACGACCACTTGCGGGAGAAGCTGTTGACGGAGTCGAACATCGAGGCTAGGAAAGGCAAGCTGGATGCGATGCGGCCTTACCTTCATTTCAAGGCGCTTACCCTTGAGGCGTACATGAATGCGGAAGCGGCTCGTCAGTGCGGGGTTCAGCCGATCTACCAAGAGCAGGCGAAGGTGGGCAAGATTTTGATGCCGGAATCACGAATCCACGAAGTGAGGAACTAATGAAGAAGCAGATGCGAGCGGACGAGTTGCCGAACCCGAAGATGCCGGCCGTGCCGAAGGGCAAGTACAAGGCAACGATGAACGAGTATGACCACAAGCGCCCGAAGAAGCAGGTAATGACGAGGATTGCCAAGTAGTGCAATCAGAGCCGGTCCGCACAGATCCTGCCAAGGGCAACGATGAACTCCTGAGAGATATTCGGGAGGACTTTTCGTATTTCAAAGACTTCTGGCGCGAAAACCATTCCGAGGCCAAGATTGACCTTCGCTTCGTGGCCGGCGATCCGTGGGAGCCTGCCGACCGGATGCTGCGCGAGGACAATAACCGTCCCGTCCTGTGCCCTGATGAGCTCGACCAGTACCTCAATGCCACGATCAACAATCTGCGGCAGAACAAACGGGCGATCAAGGTCAATCCCAAGGGGTCTGGGGCGAACGATGCGGACGCCGAGAAGCGATCGGCAGTCATTCGTGGGATTGAGTATGCCTCGAATGCTCAGAGCGCGTATACCAACGCCTTTGAGAACGCAATCAACTGCGGCATGGGATTCTTTCGGGTAACGACCAAGATTATTTCGAAGGATAACGAGGTCGAGCCCCGCATCAAGATCATCGAGAACCCGCTTTCGGTGCTGCTGGACCCGAACTCAAAGGAAGCTGACTTCTCAGACCAGAAGCGCTGTTTCGTGCTGGATATCATGCGGCAGCGGGACTTTGCCAAGAAATACCCCAAGGCAGAGAAGAAGAGCTTCACCGCAGACGATACGACGGTGGCTCCTGACTGGTTTGCGGCGGAAAACATCGTTGTTGCCGAGTATTGGCGCATCGATGACTACGACGAGAACGGTGAGGGCGGCACGGTGACGCAGTACATCACCAATGGCGTCGAGATTCTCGAAAAGACAGCGTGGCCAGGATCGTGGATACCGATTATCACGGTGACCGGAAAGAAGGTGTACGTGCCGTCCGGTGGCGAGATGAAGCGGATGTACTACTCGATGATCCGCAAGGCGCGTGGTCCGCAGATGATGCTGGCGTATATCGCGTCGCAGGAAGCCGAAGAGTACGGCATGGCCCCGCGGGCTCCTGTGATGGGCTACGTGGGGCAGTTCGAGACGGACAAGGATGCTTGGGACGAGTTGAACCGAGTTCCTCGCGCTTACATCCAGGTGGACCCGATCGTGGACGGTGCAGGTGGTAATACCCTCCCTCTGCCGGTACGTGCTCCATTCTCGCCAAACACACAGGCGTATGAGGTCGGTTTCGAGCGCTGGAGACGGTCGATTCAGTCTGCGATGGGGATTACACCATTACCCACCGCAGCGCAGCGGCAGAACGAGAAGTCGGGAATTGCGCTGGACAAGATTCAGTCACAGCAGGCGATTGGCTCGTTTCACTTTACAGACAACTTCGACCGTGCGATTGAGAACTGCGGCCGGCAGTTGGATGAGCTGATTACGAAGGTGATGGACACGCCTCGGCAGGTTGGAACGCGGAACCCGGACGATTCACACACCTTAATGCCGGTAGCGCCGGGTGGGCAGATGCCACAAGCTACACCAGGGCAGGCTCCTCCCAACCCCGATGATGTCTTCGACCCGGCGAAGGGTGATTTTGACGTAACCATCTCCACTGGCATGAGTTATCAGTCTCAGCGCGAGGCGGCGTCGGACTTTGCGGACACTCTGATTAGCGAGCTTGGCGAGTTGCCGATCGCACCCGGAGCGAAGGCGAAGCTTCTTTCGATGGCGATTACTCTCAAGGATATCGGCCCGATTGGCGATGCGATGTCGAAGATTATCGACCCGGACGGAGACGGTCAGCCGCTACCACCCCAGGCGCAACAGGCAATTCAGCAGGCCCAGGCTCAGGCACAACATGCGATGGCAACCGCACAGCAGCTGTCACTTGAGAAGCATGGAAAGATGTGGGAGACGCAAGGCAAGTTGCAGGAGATTCAGGCGAAGTTTCAGGCTGATATGTCGCTTGAGGACAAGAAACTTGCCACGCAGATTGCGGTTGCCCAGATCAACACGAAGGCTCAGATTCTTGCGGATCGTGAAGCTGCGGTCAAGGATTTGGAAGCGCAGTTCCATCAGCAGTCTCACGAGGCTGCAATGGAAGCCGCGCAGGCCGACCAGCAGCAACAGTTGCAGCAGCAGCAAGCCGCAAACCAGTCTGCACAGTCTTCACAGGAGGCCGGGCAGCAGCAAGACCTTCAGGCGCAGCAGGCAGACGCACAGAGCCAGCAGAGCGCACAGGAAGCTGCCCAACAACAAGATTCCGCCGGTCCGGCGTAAGGACGAGGTAACACAATGAATGAAGCACAGGCGGCTGTTGTGGAATCGCCAACCACCGTAGAGATGCAGGTCGAGCGCGGTCCTTTGGTCAACCTTACGGGCGATCAGCGAACCGAATTCCGCAAGACTGGAGAATTGCCGAAACCCGAGGAAGCGGCAGCCTCGACAGAAGTCAAGACACCAGAAGTGCAGGAGAAACCGGCAAAGAAGGCGAAGACTGCGGAAGAGCGCATCGCCGAGCTGGAATCGACCATCGACAAGATTCGTAAGGGAGCTGGCAAAGAGACGCCAAAGGTGGAATCGTCACCCACCAAGCCAGAAACTCAGTTCACTCGCCCCAAACCGACCACCGAAGACAAGAAAGCCGATGGGACGCCGAAGTTTGCGACCTATGAGGATTACGTCGAGGAGTTGGCTGACTGGAAAGCGGAGCAGCGGTGGGCTACGCAACAGCGGGAGCAGGCGGCTGAGAACCATGCGAAGCAATTCAAAGCGAAGATGGAAGAGGCCAGCGGTCGGCACGAAAACTTCGAGGCAGCACGAGACGGTTTCATCGAAGCAATGTCAGCAATCAAGATCAGCCCTGCTGTTCAAGATATGCTGAACGATTCGGATGTCTTTCCTGATTTGGTTGCAGTCATCGGCGGGAGCAAAGAAGAGGCTTCCAAGTTCGCGAAGATGGCGCAGGACAATCCAGGCAAGGCTCTGCGATACATTGCGTTGACGGAATCGTTGATTGCCGACGAGTTGGCGGGTAAAACCGAAGAAGCTCCTGCAAAACCGAAAACCCAAGCCCCGAAACCACCCTCCACGGTTGGCGGCCAAGCCGCTTCACCTCCAGACGGGATGGAATCTGCGGCAAAGGCGGGTGATTTCCGTAGCTTCAAAGCGGAAGCCAACCGCCGATATCTGGCAAAGCTGAAGAGCTAGGCCTGAAAGGTTCTCATGGCAAATCAATTTCTCGACACAAACTGGGTTTCGATGAAGATTCTGTGGTTTTTGCAGAATGCTCTCGAAGTTGCCAGTGTCTTCAATACGGAGTGGGAGTCGGAGTTCGGTAAGAACTTCCCTGTAGGCTCGTCCGTACAGGTCAAACTTCCGCAGCGCTGGGTTGTGACGAACGGCTTGGGATATCAGCCCCAGGGAATCGCTCGTCTGGCAACCACCATCAATTTGGATCAGGTGTTCGGGATTCACTTTGAGTGGGACTCCTACGAGCGTCTCGTCAAGATGGAGCGTTCGCAGGAAGAGCTTGAGGAGAACTACCTGTATCCGGCTGCTCGGCAGTTGGCGCAGGAGTGTGATTCTCGCGCTGCACTGTTCGCCTACCAGAACACATCGAACGTCGTCGGCACCCTCGGCACGGACGCGACCACGATCAACTTCGCTGCTGCTGCGGAGCGTCGGCTCTATGAGAAGGCTTGCCCCAAGGGGATTCGCCACCTCATTCTGAGCCCGTCGCTGATGCAGTCGTATGTGCAGGCGAACGTGACGCAGTTCAACCCGGCCCCGGAAATCTCCCGCATGTTCCGCACCGGCGTTCTCGGTACGGCGGCTGGTTGGGAGTGGTACCGCTCGAACTCGCTCTACGAGCACACGGTTGGGACTGCCGCAACGGGCGGTGTGACCATTACCGGAGCGAACCAGTCCGGCAATGTGCTGAGCGTCACCGGAACGGCAGGGCAGACGTTCAACGTTGGTGACAAGTTCTCCATCGCCAACGTCAATGGCGTCAACCCGACCACTCGCCGTGCAGGTACGATGGGCGCACAGAACTTCACCGTTCTGACGCCTCTGACCCTGACTGGTGGGACCGACTCGCTGAACGTGTCTCCTGCCATCTATGGCCCTGGCTCGCAGTATCAGAACACCGATTCTCTGCCTGCCAACGGAGCTGCACTGACCTTGTGGCCCGGAACGAACGCACCAAGCGGTGTGAGCGGCACGGTTTCCCTCGGCCTATCCAAGTTCGCCTTCGCGATGAGCGGCGGCAAGCTGGAAGTTCCGAAGGCGGTCGAGCGTGCAGAGCAGACGGAAGATCCGGACACCGGACTCGCCGTTCGCTTCGTTCGTGCATGGGATCAGCGTGAGTCGAAGATGACCAATAGATTTGACATGTGCATGGGCTACGGCAACTTGTACAACGACGCGGGTGCAGTAGCTGTTGCAGGTGCATAAGAAATAAGCACTTATGCCATCCGTATATTACAAGGACAAGTTATAATATACGGATGGGAAGATTTGACGACATAACTGGCAAGAAATTCTTTCGTCTTGAGGTAATCAGCAAGGCGAGCGTACGCGACGGCAGCGGCAGTGTTCGATGGGATTGTCGCTGTGAGTGCGGGAAACTCATAACAGTGTCAGGGGCCAGTCTTAGAAATGGCAACACCCGATCCTGTGGATGTCTCAAGGCTGAGCGCTTCACAGCAAGAACGCATGGTCTTTCCCATGAACCGATATACGCAATCTGGGAAGCCATGATTCAGCGGTGCTATAACCCTAAGAACAGGAAGTATTCTGATTACGGTGGGCGAGGCATTGAAGTCTGTAAGGCGTGGCGGCACGATCCAGAAGCCTTCATCTTGTGGGCGAAGGAAAATGGATACGAGCACATCTTGGGAAAAGGTAAGTTGACTGTGGACCGGAGAGATAACAATTCCGGTTACTCGCCTTCAAACTGCCGATGGGTTACCTACGCGGTACAAAACAGCAATCAGCGTCCTCGCAGGAGGCGCACAGGAGCATAACATGGCCTTCGGTGGACCCAATCAGACAGCAACTCCTCTTCCGGTGCAGTCCTTCACGCCTCAGAAGGACTACCTCAGCTTCAGCGGCATCATCAACCAGTATTATGCGCCCGTCACCTACACCGCGGTCGCCACAACCCTGACCTACTCGGACGTCCTTGGCGGTCTCATCACCTCCACCAACGGAGCCGCGCAGACGCTCACCCTTCCGACCGCTGCTTTGCTCGTTCCTCAGATTGAGGGAGCGCAGGGCGGACTGCCTGGAATCGCACCTCCGAACGCAACCTCCGGTTCGGGGATTCGGTTCTTCGTTCAGTCGAGCGGCGCGGGTACCGTCACCGTTGCGGCCGGCACCGGTGGGACCACGAGTGGGACCATGACGGTGGCAACGGGTCAGATCAAGGAATTTCTCTTGATTGTGACCAAGGTGGGGGATTCCACATCTCTCCCGACCTACACCGTCTACTCGCTTGGCACCGCAACCGTCTAACCCAGAGAGGGCGCTCGCATAGGCCCTCATCTTTTTGAGGAAACCATGCCCTTCGCACTCGACCAGGAAGCACTCGACAGCCCGAATATGACGGTGCTTGACATCAACAAGCCGCCGTCGAAGTCCATCGCCCATCAGGAATACCCCAAAATGGTCTACCTGCACCCGAAGGACAAGACGCAGGAGCACCGGACTCGCATCGTTGCTGATTCCGAGGAGCTGGAGTTGGCAACGAGCAAGGGTTGGAGAATCAAGCCGCATGTCCCCGAGGCCAAGCCTGACGTTGAGTTGGAGGGATTCGAGTATGAGCCCTCCGAAGTGAAGCGTGGTGTCGGCCGTCCCCCCAAATCCGAAGCAGCTTAAAGGAGCCATCATGGAAGAGATTCAGGAATACCCGAAGATGCTGTACTTGCATCCCGTCGATAAAACGCTGGAGCACAAGTATGTGGTCGTTATCAATGAGGAAGAGGCGAAGGCTGCGTTTGACCTTGGATATAAGGTTGAGCCGCACATCCCGCAGCTTCCCCCCGGAAAGCAGTTCGAAGGCAAGGAATACGAGGGAACTCCTGTAGAGGCGGTCGGCAGTGGTTCGGAGCGCTGGTACGGCGAAGGGCCGGATTGGACTCAGACCGTTGGCGCAGGTCTGACCGACAACACCGACTACCACGACGAAGCGAACCGCGAAGGTCTTGACGAAGTTCCTCCGCCGTCCGAAGAGCACGCTGCCTAGATGCCGGCAGCAAACTCCATCACGGTAACGGCTCTATCCATCATCAATGCGGCGGCGCAGCATCTTGGGGCGCTCGCCGCTGGTGAGGCATTGTCGAACGACGATCAGGCGTGGTGCCTTCAGAATCTCCAGGTCCTGATTGACGAGTGGAATGCTCGCCGACCGATGATCTACAATGTGAATTTCACACAGTACACGCTGCCCGCGAACATCGTGCCTGTGACGATAGGCCCAAACGGTGACTTCAATGTCAACCAGCGCCCGCAGAGCATCGATAGCATCGGCCTCATCCTTCAGGGTACGCCGGGGGTTGAACTGCCTTTGAACCGCAGGGACGATGACTGGTGGGCAAACAACCGCATCAAGGGGCTTACCTCCTCTCTTCCGACCGACTACTACTACTCGCCAGATTGGCCTCTGGGCAACATCTACTTTTGGCCTGTACCAACATCCTCCTATCAGGTAAACCTTGAGTCTCGGGCGATTCTGAGCGAATACACCACCGTGGCGCAGTCGTTCTCGATGCCCCCCGGCTACTGGGCTGCGGTTCAGTACGAGTTGGCGATCCGCGTGGCACCGAGCTTCGAGCGCGAACCGAGTCAGACGCTTGTGGGAATGTGGAAGCGGGCGCTCAAGTCGGTGCAGGTCAACAATGTCTCCTCGCCGCGGCTGGCGACAGATGCTCCGAGTTCGAGCGGATCTGGCCGTCCTGATTATTCCTTCCTTGACGGTTTGACTCGATGAGGATCGGCTTCGTCGGAGCTTCGTACACCTCCAAGAGCACGGCCGTGGCCGATGAGGAGTGTATCAACTGGTATGCGGAGACATTGGAGTCGCAGGCTGCTATCGCTCCGAGCAAGCCCTATGGCGGGCAGACGGCGGCGAGCGTCAAGAGCTACTATGGCACCCCAGGTTTATCGATCTTTTCGGCTGACGAAAATGGGGGACCGCTTCGGGGGCAGTGGTGGACCGGTAGCCAGTTGTTCGCCGTAGATGGGGATACGCTGTACGAAGTTTTCGCAGATGGAACGCGCAACGAAATCGGCAATGTTACCTCTGACGGGAACCCTGTTTCGATGGTGAACAATACCAACCAGCTACTCGTCATCTCCAATGGCTATTGCTACTGCTACACGCTCTCCCCAGGCGTCTGGACTGCGAATAAGGTCTACACGGTAGGGCAGGTCATCAAGGACGCGGCAGGTCATATCCAGAAGGCCACCGCAGCTGCTTGGATCGCGAATATGCCCTATGCCATCGGCGCTCAGATCGTGGACCCGAACGGGAACATTCAGCAGGCCGAGCAGGCGAAATGGATCGCGAATACGCTCTACAATGTCGGCGCGGAAATTGTAGACGCCGCGAACCATATCCAAAAGGCTTCGGCGGCTGCGTGGGTGGCGAATACGACCTATCTTTTGGGCGCGGAAATCGTCGACTCCAACGGAAACGCCCAGAAAGCTTACTCCTACGCTTGGGCGGCCAATACGGCGTATGCGCTGGGATTTCAGATCGTAGATTCGAACGGGAATGTTCAGCAAGTCACCACCGCAGGAACTTCAGGAGCCTCGGCACCGGTGTGGAATGGCGCGGGTGTCACCGCGGACGGCACAGGGACGCTGGTTTGGACCTACCAAGCCGCGTCGGGTGGAAATGCAGGAACCTCGGGGGCCACGGTGCCTGCGTGGAGTTCCTACGGTGCCACAACAGACGGCACGACGCTTACCACGCTCTTCTGGGTCTACCAAGCCTCCGCGAACGGCAAGGCGGGAACGTCAGGGGCCGATATTCCGACGTTCGATGATGCTGGGGGTTCGGTTCTCGACAGCAATACACTCACATGGACCGACCAGGGCCTAGCTACCAACGCGGGTGTTTCCGGCACAACAGAGCCGATATTCCAAGAGACCGGAAATACGACGGACGCAAATACCCTCGTTTGGGCAGAGCAAGGTCCAGCCGGCGACAACGCCGGAACCTCTGGCGCGGCGATACCTGACTTCAACGATGCCGGCGGAAACACTCCAGACGGAACGGGTACGCTGCTTTGGGTGGATAAAGGGCTGCAACTCCTGAATGTCTCCTCACAGATGGCCGGAACGCCACTCAAGGCTGATTATTCAGACAGTTACTTTATCGTGATGTTCTTGAATAGCAACAAGTTCCAGATGTCGCAAGTGCTCGACGGAACGACATGGCCCGGACTGCTGGTGAACGAGGTAGAGGTATTTGCAGAGAACATTTCCTCGCTGATCGTGAATCACCGCGAGCCGTGGATCATGGGATTCCTGCGGTCTCAGCCCTACCAGGACACCGGCAGCAATGAAGTCTTCGATGTCATCCCCGGCACCCTGATCGAAAAGGGGTGCGTCGCGACATTTGCCCCTGCGCGGCTCGATAATTCGATATTCTGGATCGACCAGGATGAACGCGGGGCTCTCTCGGCGTGGAGATCGAACGGCTATGTCCCGATGCGGGTTTCGACTCATGCGGTCGAATTGGACTTGGGAACGAACACACCCGCGAACCTCGCCGCAATGGTGTCATACAGTTATGAGGACGTGGGCCACCTCTTCTGGGTTATTTACGTTCCGCAATCCTTATGGTCATGGTGCTACGACGTGACAGAAGGTTTGTGGCATAAACGTTCCACGTGGAACACTCAGCTTGGCGTGTGGGGACCGCACCAAAGCTGGAATCACACCTACGCCTTCGGTAAGCACTTGGTGGGCGACTGGGCGACCGGAAACCTGTACCAGATGAGCGCGGCGAATTACACCGACAACGGCAAGACAATCAGGCGTTTGCGGCGGGCTCCGACCGTGATCGCAGAGATGGCGAGAATTTACCATGCGGAACTCAGCGTGGACTTCGATACCGGCAATGGTCCTCAACCGCCGCTCGTTGACGGAAATGGAAACCCTCGACCTCCGCAGGCTGTCTTGCGCTTCAGCGACAATCGGGGCAAGACTTGGAGCAATCAGCACGTACAAGGCACAGGTTTCGCGGGGCAGTACAACGCACGAGCTATCTGGAGACGCCTCGGGCAATCGCGGTATAGGGTCTATGAGTTGGTGGTGACAGACCCGGTTTTCTGGTGCGTGGTGGACGCATACTTGAGGATTTCAAGTGGTGGGGGTCAGGTTTGAGCACGCTCGTATTCGCCCAGCTTGTTCCATCCGGCCCACTGGTGGATCCGAAGACCGGGCAACCCACCTTCGCCTTTACGAAGTGGCTGCAAAATCTTCAGCAGGCGCTAAACAATGCGTTTACGACTGAAGGAAATATCTCGCCCGACTCAATTCCATTTCCAACCGCCTCCGCTTTGGGTGGCATCTTGGCGGTCTCGCAGGTGACGCATCAGTGGATTGCAGCGATTGGGACCAACGGCGCTCCGCTTCTGGTACAGCCATCCTTCGGAGACATCGCTGGCAAGGCCACGCCGTCCCAGGTGCCTCCGCTGTCTCAGTTGCAGGGCTCCGTGACTCCAGCGCAGGTGCCGTCTCTTACAGCGGCACAGGTGCCGAATCTTGAGGCTCTTAATGGCGCTGTTACTCCGAGTCAGGTTCCTGCTCTCTCGGCGCTGACAGGGGCAATAACGGATTCGCAACTTCCGCCCGACGGGATAAGCGGAGTGGTTGCGACTGCCAAGCTAACGACGGGCGGCGCAGACGGCTCCATGACCTTCACGAACGGCATACTCACGAGCTATACGGCGGCGACCTAATGGACATTTGCAAGACGATCGAGAAGGAAATCGGGCAGAAGGTAACGCTTGAGACGCATGTGGAGAATCTGAACGTCGATTCTCTTGAATATCTCTACCTTTTGCTCACGCTGGGCGCGGATGTGAGTGGAAATTATGTCACCGTGGGCGACATTCAGCAGGCAATCGCATGATCGAGGTCAAGACGGAGACTTGGGCAGCGATTGATGCCGAAATCGAAGAGGTGGCGGCGTTCCATTGGCAGGATTTGGCCCTCGACAAGCTACTGTTTACCCGAGATTTGGACCATGCTCAATACCGCTTACTTGATGAGATGGGCCGGATGCACGTTGTAACCGTCCGAGACGACGGGAAACTAGTGGGGTATGCGGTGTGGTTCGTGATGCCCCACCATCTGCACTACATGAGTTCCGGGCCGGTCGCGCTGGCGGATATGTATTACCTGATGAAGCCTTACCGCAAGGGTGGAATCGGGGTTCGAATGTTTCAGGAGTCCGAACGCGGTCTCAAGGAACGAGGGGTGATCCGCGCCCACGCTTCGAGTAAGGTCCATGAGGACAACACGAGAATGTTTGAGCTGATGGGCTGGAAGCACACGGACAACACTGTAAGCAAATTGTTGACGGAGGCAAAATGAGCGTAACTGGCGGGATTATCGCAGGAGTTGGGCTGGCGGGGTCGATTGGCTCGGCGGCTATCGGCTCGAATGCTGCGACGACCGCGGCTGGTATCCAAGCAAGCTCCGCTCAGCAGGCGCAGCAACTTGAATACCAGCAGGAGCAGCAGGCCCTTGGCTTCCAAGAGGGCGAATACGGTCAGACTCAGGCCAACGAAGCCCCTTTCCTTCAGTCTGGCGAGGCAGGGCAGGCCAACCTAGACTATTTGCTTGGCATTACACCTCCGACGACTGTCGGCGCGTCCTCGGGCTCAGCAGGTGCATTTACCGGTACCGGGGGTACGACGTCTGGCGGTGCCACAAGCGGGACCACGAATCTAGGCTCGATGGTCAACCCGAACCTCGGCAGTTTCGGTTCGCTGACCCAAGCTTATCCGGGCGGCCAGTTCACCGCGCCGACAGCGCAGCAGGCCCTCCAGTCTCCAGGCGAGCAAGCGCAGTTGCAGATGGGCGAGCAGGCGTTTCAGCAGTCGGCGGCGGCCCAGGGAAATCTTCTTACCGGAGGATCAGCCCAGGCGCTCAACAATTACGCGCAGAACCTCGCATCGACGAACTACCAGAACACGTACAACAACGCCTATAACACTTACGCCTCGAACTACAACCAGTATGAGAATCAGCAGTCGAATACCTACAACCGCCTAGCCGCTCTATCAGGGGAGGGTCAGACAACGGCGAACAACCTCGCTACGGTCGGGCAGAGCGCGGCGAACAACATATCTCAGCTATCGAGTACGAGCGGGGCGCAGCAGGCCCAGCAACTCAACAATGCCGGCGCGGCGAACGCGTCTGGCGTCGTCGGGTCTGCAAACGCGTGGGGTGGCGCAGTCAGCGGGGCGAGTTCCAACATCAGCAATCTCGGCCTCATCAATTCTCTTTATGGCGGCAGCAACAGCGAAGGTCAGTGGTCCGGCGACTCGGTACCCGCTTCGGAATTGGCAGGATAACTTAATGAATCTTTGCTCGCTTTCGGCGATTGCCGCTTTGCTGTTTGTAAGTGGCCCATCGGCAATTGATCGGCTCATAATTTCCATTCACTTCAATACGGTCAAGAGTCGTCCTTGTAGGACGCGGACCCATATCCACCAGAAAAACTTGGAAATTGTCCCACCGTTTACAAAATGTTATTCCTCGACCGCCGTAATTTTTAAAAGCGTGATGGTTAGGGTTATTGCACCGATCGCGAGCATGAGCCCAGCTTCCATACTCGGGCGTTCGCTTGTTTCCCGAAGCGCCGTGAATGCGATGATTTCCCAGATTACCTTTGCATCTCTCTGCTTGAGCTGCCATATGGGAGCGCTGAATACATCCGCAGCTAACTATACCTCTGGGTTTGGGCTTTCTCAGATCATCTCCCATAACGAGCTTTTCAGTGCCACAATCACAGAGACAGCGCCATCGTGGGCGACCTTCTCCAACAGCCGAGGAGCGGTTTAAAACTATGAGATTCCCAAAACGCTTGCCAGATAAATCACGCAGTGTGCTAGCCATAGAGGGAGTATATCATGGGTAGCTCTATTCCTCTCCCCGCACTTTCGGTCAATCCTCCCACACCCCAGCCCAACATGCTGGACCAATACTCGCGTCTCATGCAGATCAAGCAACAGCAGCAGAACGCTCCGTTGCAGCAGCAGGCCGCCCAACAGCAGGTGCAGTCGGGAGCGATTGATCTTCAGGAGAAACAGCAGCAGCAGAAGAATCAGCAAGCCGTTACCAAGGCAATGACCGATTGGGACGGCAAAGACTACAACCAGCTCTACCCCGCAATCCTGAAGAACGGCGGAGACGCACAGGCCGTGATTGGGCTGAAGACAAGTGTCCTCAAGCAGCAGGCGGATATCGCGTTGGCAGCCAAAAACAATGGCGCGGCAGCAGAGTCGCAAATTACGGCTAAACTGAAGCAAAACGACCTCGTAAACGGTGCGCTTTCGCCGTTGGCTGATCCGAAATCGGTTCCTGATGCCCAACTGCCGCAAATGCTGCTTCAAACGGTGCAGAGCCTTACGCAGCAGGGAGCGTTAGACCCTCAGCACGCTCAGGCAGCGGCACAGTTGGCCCAATCCGGCGACCCAACCAAGATCAGGGAAGGCGTCATGCAGTTCCGCAACACGCTTATGGCGCAGTCGCAGATTACGGAGCAAGCGGCAAAGCAGGCGGGAATCCTGAAGGACGCGGCGCAGACTGCCGAAGCGAACGCAACCACGGCGAAGACCAACGCAGAGGTTGGTTACTACCAGAAGAACGGCGGTGCTCCGGGAGTGCCGGTCGAGGTGCAGCAGCAGAACGATTGGCTGGCGAAGCATCCGGGTAAGGGGCCGGCTGATTTCGCTGTATCGCAGGCAGCGGCTAAGGCTGGCGCGGAAGAGAATGCCCGTATGCCGGGGGAGATGGCGCTTGCTCGTCAGCGCCAGGCATTGTCCCAGGGTGACCCGAACGCAGCGGCTCAGTTGCTTGTGAATAAGGATGCGACACTTTCAGAGTTGAAGGCGAGGGGCGCGACACCTGAGTTCATTGAGAAGACCCTTACGGCAGCCCATCAAATAAGTGGTGGTCAGTACAACGCTATGGCTGCGGACGCTGAGTTCCAAGTTGCCAAGTCGGAAGACAACAACAAGTTCTTCGGGTCTGCCAAATCTCTCACCGATCCTGGCGGCAACTTAGACCAGTTACTAAAGCTCGGGAAGAAACTGCCGAGCAGCCAGATACCAGCCTTCAATACAATTGCGGATTGGAAAAAGGCTGCGACCGGTAGTGGCCCGTTGGCAGAATACGCTGCAAAGGTTGTGGGTGTTGCCGACGATTATGCGAAGGTTATGGGAGGTGGAACGGGCAGCGACACAGCTCGTCAGCAGGCAGTCGATCTCATCAAGGCAAATGCCAGCCCTGAAGCAAGGGCTTCCGCCGTAAATGGAATCAGGACATCGGCCCAATCTCAAATTGATTCCCGTATCGGCAATAACTCAGTCCTGAAGCGCATGTATGGCTCCCCGTCAGGCCAACAAGCGTCAAGTCCTCTCACTGTAACCGCACCCAATGGCAAAGCCTATTCCTTCAAAGATCAGGCGTCCGCCGATGCGTTCAAGAAAGCCGCAGGTATTCAGTAAATGGGCAGCCCTGCGATTGATTACGACGCGCTGGCGAAGCAGCATGGCGCTACCCCTGCCGCAGTGGACTACGACGCCTTGGCGGCCCAGCATGGAGCAACTCCGGCCACTCCAGCAGAAGCGCCTAGCCTGTGGGATAGGGCAAAGGCCAATTTCAACGCTGCCACGCAGGGCGCTCAGCCGGGAGATGGGGCTGTAAAGGGATTTGTCGCGAACGTCGGTCAGGGCGGGGCTCAGGCTGTCAGCGCGATCGCTCATCCGCTAGATACCCTATCGTCGATGGCTCATGCGGTCGCTCATCCGCTGGATACGGCTCACGCTGAAGTGGATGCGTTGCGCTCCGACCCGAGCAAGTTCATCGGCAACGCCATTGGTCAGACGGCCGTAGGTTCGGTTGCTGGCGATGTCGCAGGAGAAGGCGTAAGCGCGGTCGCACCAAAGGTCGTCCCCGCCTTGGGGAAGGCTGCGCTGCTTGGCAAGACCCCGGAGGCGGCATACGAAAGCGCTCTTAAGCCCTCTACCGTTCTAAGCCCCGCACAACGTTCCTCGATGATCCAAACAGGTCTTGAGAATGCGGTGCCAGTGTCTAAGGCAGGCGTTGAGAAACTGGGAGATTTGATCGACACACTAAATCAGAAGATCAAAGACAAGATTGCAGCAGATCCTAACCGCCCGATTGACCCGAACGCGGTAGCGACGCGGGCGGATGCGGCGAAAGCAAGGTTCGCGAATCAAGTCAATGCTCAACCGGACCTAAAGGCTATCGAAGCCTCGAAACAGCAGTTTTTGGACGAGCAAGGCAGGACGCCAGCTATCCCTCCCAAGCCTACCGGAATCCTTGATGCTCAGGGAAACCCCATCATGACTGCTGGCACTCCAGCCCAACCTGCGCCACCTATGGGAGCTGCCGATGCTCAGGCGATGAAGCAGGGCACCTACCGGGTGCTAAAGGGCAAGTTTGGAGAGCAGGGCAGTGCCTCGGTAGAAGCTCAAAAAGCTCTCGCGAGGGGATTGAAAGAGGAAATTGCCAAACAGTTTCCGGAAATCAATAACCTCAACGCATCGGAATCCCGTTTGCTGGATTTGCAGCCTGTTCTAGAGCGGGCAGTCAACCGAATCTCAAACCATCAGGCCATCGGAATCGGGACACCCATCGCAGGAGAGGCGGCCGCAGCTCTAACAGGAAGCACGAGCGTGGGACGGGTGGCGATGGTGCTGAAGGGGGTTCTGGACAATCCGAACGTGAAGTCCAGGCTTGCGATTGCAGTAAGCAAAGCGCAGAAGATTCCTATTTCCACGGCCACGAGTCGCGTGAATGCCTACGCATCAAGTCTTGGAGCCACAGTTGCCGCATCTCAGGCGAGTTCTGCTTCCGACAACTCCGCTCAAGAAACCACTCCACCACCCTCACAGTGATGTACGCGAGAGCATAGCCGCTTATGAGCATTTCAAACATGATGAAACGATACGCCCTTTGGCTGCTATTTGCGCTACCGTGCATGGCGCAGGTTCCAGTTTCTCCCATTACGCAACCTCACATGGTCTTCAATAATGCCGTGGGGCTAGCCTGCGCCGGATGCTCGCTCTACAGTTACCAAGCGGGATCGACAACGCCGCAACCAACCTACACCGACGCTACCGGGACCTCACAAAACACCAATCCCATCATCCTCGGAGCAGATGGAGGACCGCTTACCCCCAGCGGCAGCTCGGGCGCAATATGGATGGGGCTGAACTCCTACAAGTTCGTTCTCATCGACGCTTCGGGAAATACGGTTTTTACCGTCGATAACGTTAGTGGCGGTGGTGGAATTTTCCCCTGCGGACCTGCAAACTCAATCCAGATTGCCAATACAGCGGTTACGGGTCTTTCCTGCGATGCCACCATCACCATCAACCCGAGCGCCCACACAATCAACGTTGGCACTCTCACTACGGCGCACGTCACCATCGGGGCCAACGGAACGCCTACCACGTGGACATTCGACACCACAACCCCTGCAACTGCCCTAGCTTCTCTCGGAGCAGGTTCGATCGGTTCGGGTACGGTGAATCAGATCGCCATTTACCCGGCGAGCGGGTCTGTCATTGGCGGGTCTTCGGTTCTTCCGGCAGGAATCACGGTAGCCACACAGACTCCAAGCGACAACAGCACAAATCCCGCTAGCACAGCCTACGTGGCGGCTCCGGGCGCAATCAACCCGCTGAGCCTCAAACTAGCCACCGGAACGGCCATGACGGGCAACCAGGGCACAGGAACGCTGGTACAGCACTCCTCCGGCACGGCAGCAAGCGGGAATTTCGCGAAGTTCGATGCCAATGGAAATACCGTGGACTCAGGAATTGCGGCCGGTGCCAACGTCGCACAGAGCGCGAATCTCACAGGCTCTCGCGTCGCCGGCACGGTTTACCAAAACACCACCGCCCAATTGATGTTTGTCTCGGGCAACATGACTACCGGAGGCAGCAGTACGGGAAGCGTGGCCTGCCTCAACGGCCCAGCGGCTACCCCGGTGTACACGGTCTATTTCAACGAATCCACAGCTTCGGTTTCCGGTGCCGCAGCGGGCTTCGTCTGCATGGTGCCGCCCGGTTTCTATTACAAAATCGTCGTTTCCGGAACGGTCGGAAGCACTCCCGCAAGCTGGTATGAAACGACTTTCTGAGGATTGACATGAAAAAGATTGCATTGATTTTCCTGTTCGCCACTTCTCTCTCGGCCCAGGTGCAGTTGAGCAAGGGCGTGCAGATCGGCGGCAGCGGCGGCGGGGGGATCAGCAATTTCTCCGCTACAGGCACCTCTGGCATTACCACCTCGGTCACGAGCCCAACTACAACTCCCGCTCTGACGGTTGGGGTAGATTCGGGCCATGCGCTACCCACCACGGCCAACGTCATCGCATGGGACGGTGCAGTGACTACCGCCAATACTGCCTTGACCATTGCGAACGCGGCCGTTCATCCGAGCGGCGCTATTACGGCGGGTCATTGTGCTAGTTGGGTAACGGGGACCACTCTAGGCGACGCTGGCGCGGCCTGCGGAGCAGGGACGGCGGGAAGCTTCCTCGGAACTTACAACTCCGATTCCGCGATCAGCGGCGGGGGAAACAACGGTGTCGCTAACCTCATAGCGACAAGCTGTGCCTCGATTAGCTGCACAATTGTCATACCAGCGACCTCGACCTCGACTGAGAACGTGGCATCCCTGACGATCCCGCAGAATGTCGTGGTGTGGGATCTCCGCCCAGCGACCTACGGGATGAGCTACGCGGCCTGCCCTTCGGCAAGCGCAGATTGCAATGTACAGAATTTCATTAATACTTCGGCCACCTACCCCTTCTCCGGGGGCTTGGAAATGTTCGACCTGTTCGCCCCGCCGCACGGATTTTCTCTCGGCAATATCGGCGGCTCTGCCCAAGGAGGTGGCGAGGATTGGTCGGGTAGCCATCTTCTGCAACTGTATGGGGATGTGCAGTCCTCGGGGATCGCCGAGACGATGACTATTTACCGAAACAAATATGCCGCCGGGGACTTCACGCTGGGGTATTGGTATGGGTTTGACAACGGCGGCGCAACAGCACAGTCAGACGAGAGCACCAAGGCCCTCGGAATCCACATTGGTCAGCCTGAGCTAGATGAAGGCGGAGGGATATGGGCGGGAACCGCCAGCTCGGGAGTGTCTACGGGAGCAACTCTTCTGCCCGTTACCTCGACGGGAGTGGCAAAGTATCCGAGCCAGGATTCTTTCCTAGAGGATCAAAATCCAGCCCATGCATTGACTTGCGCCATCTCCGGTTCTGACCTGAGCACCACGCCTGTCATTAGTGGATCAAACGTATACTCGGCACCGGTGTCGGGATGCACGCTTCCAGTATCGACAGCCTACGGCACCACCTCTGCGCCGTTCAATCAGCCGAACTCGGGGTTGAGTTCGACAGCCAATTTTACCTTGACGCTCGGTCCCGGGTCGGGAGCATTTACGACTGGCGTAGCGACATTGGCTGGAAACAACTTCATCGAACAGGTGAACATCGTCGCGGGATCGGTAAGCGGAGGATTGCAGGGAGTCACCGTCACCTACAAGTTCCCGGAGTCGGCTGGAAACACCTCCCTATGGCAAGGCGGTCTAGCGAATTACGATATCAATCTTGATCGCAACGTTGCCCGAGACGGGTGGCCTCAAGCGTTCCAGGCGGTGGGTGCCATTGACTCGTCCCACATCGCCTATAGCGTCAACGCGCTCGGCAACACGAACGGGAATACCCTTCATTACTATATCGCTCCGGTTACTCCTTACTCCATGACTCGCGACAGTACCGGGCTCGTGACCTTCTACGCGAATGGGGGAATTCTGACCGGAGGGCAAGCATCCGTAACTATTTCGGGCTCAGGTTCGACGCCTACTATGGACGGCACCTGCACTGGAGTCAAGACCCTCTTTAATTCCACTCAGGTGATAGGAGCTACGTGTCAGGAATCTACAGCCACCGCGGTGACCACACCGAGCACGACGGCCATCGTCACCATTCCCAATGTGAACAATGTTCATCTTTACCCCTACTGCACGATCTCCGGACCGATGCAGGGAAATTCCATCCCATGTGAGCCGAACACCGTCGCGTGGTCAAGCGGGGACATCCTGCAAAACCCCGCCTATCCAGTCTCTTGGGTCAACGGAATCGGCATCTCGGCCAACAAGAACACTCCCGATTACGGAGCGCCCAGCGTCCCGATCAACATCGAAATGCATGGTGTTGGTCTAGGCTCTAACGAGGCACACGCGATTTCATGGCAGAACTTCCTTCCCACGGCAGATCTCCAAGGTCACGGCGGCACGCTGGGAGCTCCAACCGCAGTAGAATCGTTGGGAGCGTTCTCGAACCTGATCGATACTCAGTGGTCCCCCGAGCCGGGATTCGCGCTCCTGTCGGTCGGGCCTTCTATTTCTAATGATCCCGCTCTTCCCTCGCCGTTCGACGACGGACACGCTTTCTCAGTATTTCGCTATAAGGGATCGGGAACCTACGGCGAGCAGGACATTACGTTCGAGCCGACGATCCAGAGTTTTCTGATTAACAACCTCATCACTGGAAACTTCACCACCAATGTTCTCAATGTTCCGCAGATTCCAAACGGGTTGATGACGGTTACTGATGGAGTCGCCGGCTCTGTATCGGCAATCAACAACATTGAGATCGGGGCGACGACACCTGCGCCGGGTAACTTCACCTCGCTCGAAGTGAGCGGAAACCCTGTCTGCCAGTTGAACGGCAGCAACTGCCCAGCATCCTCCGGTGGCGTGACGCAGCTTGTGGCGGGCACCGGCATCTCTTTGTCGCCCTCGGGTGGAACCGGAACTGTCACGGTCACCGCAACAGGATCGGGCGGCGGCGTGACGGGAAGTTACGTGGGATCCAGCCTCACCTCCGCAGTCTCCACCGCTTCTGTGCTAACGACTCCCACGGCGGGGCTCTACAGGATCGATCTGGCCGAGAACTGCCGTAGTTCGGGGTCAGGCCTCTCCGTGCCTACGGTGGTGAACTACACGGATACTCAGGGACAGTCGCAAAACTTTGAGGTAGACCTCACCTGCACAACCTTGGGATCTCCGGTCTATATCTCAGGTTCCGCAAATATGCAATCCGGCAGCGCGATAACCGTGAGTACCACTTCTGGTGGCGGATCATTCCCCACCTATGATCTGCGCGTGGCTGCAACGCAGCTGACCAACCACTAGAGTTTCCACCACAACTAAGGAGCACTATATGAAGCGCATTCTTCTATTTTTGATGTTGACAGGCGGCACCGCTCTCGGGCAATACGTTCCGCCGAACACTGGCGGCAGTGCCGTTCTCCCTCCATCTGTGCCGGTCGTAGCCACCAACTCTTCTGGAACGGCAGTTAGTGCGACAAGTTCGCAAGTTCAGTCGGTCATCGGGTCAGGCGTATATGACCCAACTGGTGCCGCAATCGCAGCACTCACTTCTCAGCCGTCCGCCGCCATCCGCAAAATGCGCGCTTCCGCCGCCAAAGCGGATGCCTCTAATCTAGTTGACAACCCAGTCACCAGTATGGCTGTCGTCGATAGTCCGTCCGTCGCATTGCCGACAACAGGCTACACCAACATCTTGCCCGCGACGACCGGATTCGCATCGGATTGCGTGGTGAACACCACGTCGGGAAGCAATCTACTCACCGGTAAAAGTTGCACCTATCCGGTTGTTGTAGGGATGCCATTCGTGGAAAATGCAGCATATGCCGCATACCCGAGTTATATTCCGATGGGGTCTGTAGTAACCGCAGTCACCTCCGCAACAATCACGATCTCGAAGTCTGCGATGGGGACCACCTCCGCCCTCCCTACGCAGGCTTTCACGCAATTGGTGGATGTGGCCGGAGGCGTGATTCAGAGCTACGGCGGAAATGCTGGAGTTTCTGGGTCTACGGCGGGAAACTATGTGAACCCTCCCACGGCTCCCACAAATGCACCCACCCCGAAATATTTTGAATTCTACACAGACGCTGCCAATTTTATCGTTCCCGCCGTCTGTACTGGCTCTATCTCCGCAACCACCTACACGGTCGCGGCATGTGCATCAGGGACTCTCGCTGTCGGGCAGTACCTTAGCGGTGTTGGGACGGTTGGCCCTGTTTATATCACCGCGCTCGGAACCGGAACGGGAGGGGCCGGTACCTACACCCTAAGTCTCGCCCAGGCCACAATAAGCTCCGAGACCATCACTTCAACGCTCCCCAGCATAATGCAATGCCTCTACACCAACGGTGTCTCGCCAGCACTCTACCGTGTCGCCGTGGATGATTCTTACCAAACATCAACTGTCAGCACGGTGGGTGCGGGGAATTGTATCCCGATCACCTTCAGCACGGCGAGCATTCACAAGGTTAGAATCGAACTTCAGGGCAATATGCTTTTACAACATCTCTACGTGTACGCTCCCGGTTCCGTTTGGAAAGCATCTGAGGCGAACCGTGTCAATGCCTGCATGTTTGGCGACAGCTACTTCAATGGAGGAGCAGCGGGCAGCTTTGGCGCTGAGAATACTGCCATGCAGTTCGCCACTTTGGCCGGTCTCCATCCCTATCTTCTTTCCGTCGGAGGGACGGGGTATATCAACAGTGGAGGGACGAACTACGCGTGGACGAGCATATACCGCGCAAATGATGTCCTGCGGCAGTCGTGCGATCTTATCGTGATTCTCGGGAGTGTCAACGACGCCGGATACGATACGACAATTGGGGCGGCAGCGCTTACTACCTGGCAGAAAATCCGCGCGAATGCTCCGAACACACCAATTCTAATTTTCGGGATTCAAACCACCACGAGCTATACCTTCGACTTCTCGACCACTTTGGAGGCGGCACTCCAAACCGCCTACTCGACGTGGGGAGACCCCAACTCGATATTTATTCCCATTACAAATGACCCTGACGGTCCATGGATCAATCCCGGGAATGGAGGAACGTACATTGTTTCATCAGACGGGACACACCCCACTCCTCCTGGCGTACTCTTCTATGCAAAAAAGATGTACAAGGGATACCGTCAATGGCTACAGGGCATCTCTAATTAGGGAATCCCCTCTCGCCCGCAACCCAAGGCATCGTCCTCCATCCCTTGCGGTAGACGAGTCCCGACCACACCGCCAGATTAGCGGCTTGGCTGAGGGCGAAGATTGCTATGTCAACGGGGCGCATGGAAGTATGATACAGATGCAGCGCGGCAGTAATGGCCGAGACGGAACATCGTTGTTGCTTACTCTCACCGTGGGGATACTGAGTTGAGCAAACCCGAGCCTAGCAACTTCGCCAAAACCGCCCTTTTCGTCCTGTTGATATGGTCGCTTTACGCCTTCACTTCAATCTTTTACGGCCAACGAATCGAACATGCAGCGGAGATGCAAAACTGTGGCAAATAGACGTACATGGAGGGGATTCTGCTTTCTCTTCTGCCAAGGATCGTTCGCGCTTGTCTGTCTGGCGATTGTCTTTGACGGTCGGAACCCTCCTGTCCATGCCCAGCAGGTGCCAGAGATTAGCGTCTACCGCATGAATGAGATTGACAAGCATCTGGAGTCGACAGATAAGCACGTCGAGAGCACCGAAGCGCAGATGTCTCGGCAGTGGGAGGCAATCCAGAAGAACTCCATCGACATCGCAGGAATGCAGGGGGAGCAGCGCATCATCGGTTCGATCCTTGCCCTCTTGTCAGGCGTCTCGATCGTGATTCAGGTCAGGAAGAAGACGCCATGAATCACGAAACGTGGATCTACCTTCAGCATGACTTTCGACGGGTGTGCGTCTTCATTGCGCTCAATGCGGCCCTGGCGAACGTGCTGCCCCGGCACGAACTGCTGAGACGCCACCCCCTGCTCCATGCCGTGTACCGCCTATTCGTGGACTGCGTGGCTGCGTTCGGGCTCAATATTCGGGTATCGCTGCCATCTTTGGACGTCGAGTTTTTAGGGTGCCGCAGACAGATACGACACGGATATAGGAACTGGCGGCAGGATAGAATAGACCGAAAAGTGGAGCAGCAATGACGACTTCAAGTAACGGGAGAAAGCTAATCGAGAGCTTCGAGTCTTTGAGCCTGAAGGCGTACAGGGATCAGCGAGGCATCGCCACTCTAGGTTGGGGTCATACGTTAGGCGTCCAGATGGGAGATACCTGCACTGCCGAGCAGGCTGATCAGTGGCTCGCAGAGGACCTGGCTGTCGCTGAACACGCTGTGAACCAAATCGCCGTGCCGCTCGATCAAAACCAGTACGACTCTTTGGTGAGCCTCTGCTTCAATATCGGGGCATCGGCTTTCCTGCACTCCACGTTGGTTAGCCTGCTTCAGCAGAAGGCATATGCCGGCGCAAGCGCGCAATTTCTTTCATGGACTCGCACGGACGGGAACATCAACGCCGGACTCCAGCGCAGGCGCAAGGCAGAGAAGTCGCTATTTGATAGCGCAAGCGCCTAGAAGGATCGCCAACACGCCGAGCCACGAAATGGTGTATTTGAGCACGGCGAAACCATAGGCGCAATTGTCGTGACCTGTCAAGGGTATTCGGGTATCATGTGGGCATGACCGGGAAGACTATCAATACGAACAACTTCATCGCCCTGATCTGCATTATTGGGGCGATTGGGTTGATGGTCTTCCTCTTTGCTGAATCCCGCATGGACCCTAGCCTCCGCATTGCGGCTCTGGTATCCGGCACCGGCCTCGTCTCTGCCCTTATTGCCATTGCTTCGACCTTGGTAGTGGGAAAGGACGTAACGAAGCCGGATCCGGCAGACCTTCCCCCAGGCTCAAAGCAGGTTGCCAGCGTCGAGACCACCACGCAGATTCCTCCGGTGGTGAAATGATCTGGCCCTTTGCGCGTCACCTTGTCACGTCCACCAAAGTTCCCTCCCCAGAACCTGCCGCAGCACCCATCCCGCAAGTAGCAAGCCAACCCTCAACCCCAGCAGCACAGGAGCCGCAAATGAGCGCAGAAACCGTTCTTACCACCGTAGAGACCGACCTCAAGACGTTCTGGAACGATGCCAAGTCGGTCGTCACCAAAGCCAAGGCTGTCTGGGCAATAATCTCCAGCACGCAGACCCGCGCCGCCATGATCGCCGTATTCAATGCGGCCGTCACATCCGTCAAAGACGGCACCGCGGCGGCCGAGGCTGGAGGCGTCAACGTCGCCCTCGATGCGGCAGTGGTGTCGGACATCAATGCGCTCATTGCCGCCGTCAAGGCCGGGGATGGAGTCATCGTTGCCGACTTCAAGGCGATCGGCATCGTGCTCTAATGAACCCCGTAATCTGGACCGCATTCACCGCGCCCACGCCCGATATCGGAAGCTTCCGTATCATCCTCTTGCGGCCTAGCTATGACACAACGGCGAGGCGAGAAGTGGATGCAGTATGGCGCTGCACGGCTAAGGACGATTGGGGCAACGGGTATTTTCAATATCACGCAAATGGGGACACCTTTCAGGCTTCCCTGGGCGATGTACTTTGGAGGAAAGCATGAGCGACACCCGCACCTACCCCTGCACGGAATCGCAGCTCGTGGACCTTGAAAACATGCTTAAGGCTCACGGCGTTGCAATCGACACCACGAAGCCCGGCGAGGCTGATGAGTCGGGATGGGATATCTCTTGGGAGTTTCCTGATCCTGCCCGCATCGCCGTTACGGTCCACAAGCACCCCTTTGCGGAAGAGGGAATGTTGTTCTCCAAACTGAACGGCATCTTTGCACCGCCATCCTAAAATCGGGGATATAATCCATAACGCAGCGAAGCCCTCCGATTGGAGGGCCTTTCTGTTTGCTCGGAACACTAGATGCTGATTGCACCCATGCGGATAAGACGGATGAACTCATTGAACGCAGGGTTTTCCCGAAGGAAGTTGATACCCTGATTCCGCAGGTCGAAGTCCTTGGCAATGGACGCCTGCTGATTCTCCATCTCCTCCAGCGGCGCCGAACGGTATCGGCTCGGGGTCTGCCCAATAGAGCCCTGTACCGAAGCCCCG